CAGTGATTGACCGCTAACACCTTGAGCTGATTTGAATGAATGGATGCTTTTTTGGTCGGGGAGTATTTCGGCATCGTAGTCTTCCGTTGCGGTCGGAGCTGCCGCCGCTACGGTTACATAAATCGGTGTGTTTCTAGCCCTGCGTTCAAAATTTGAAGATATGCCATAAACAGATGTTTCAGGCGCGCCAATCGCTGTGGTTAGATTTACAGCCTCACCCGCTGGAATTTCAACTAACATAGTCACTCCGTAATATTAAAGTACGCCCGACGCTTTTCTACTCTACCGAGCGTGGTTGTTATTTGTATGTCAACGTACCTTGCGCTTGTTGCGTTATTTTCAGGGGCGCTGACTGTATAAAGTATGCGTGTGTTATCTTGCGACTCGGCAGTTATTTCTATATTTTTATCAGGCTCTACAACAAAAGATGATATCTCCTCCAAATCTTTTAAGTAATCCGCAAATTCTTCGAAATATTCGTTGATATCACCAACACGCATTTGCTTGGTTGTTGCTGGGTCAAGCCCATATTCTCGATAAAACCTATCCCACCTGTAAAACCTTAACGTATTACCTGAACCCCTTGGCATCCTGTTCGGGTATGGAGTTTCTCTTTGTAGAGCTGTTCTTGCTGCCATGTTTGACAAAGCAGAATTAGCCATTGAAAGTAAAGTTTGCGGAACTTGTTTGTTAAAATCAGGTATCAACCTGACAGCAAGCCCGGTCTCATAGGCATATTTAAAACCTCTTGGCACACCCACAGGGCTTTGCGGGTCGGGTATCTCTTCAAGCATATAACCTGCTGACATATTTCTTGTTTCAAACTCGGCCGCCATATCCTCAAGCCGCTCCAATGCAAGTTGCAAATCCTCAGGGGTTGGGTTTACAGTTATGCCGCTTATCCTCATTTGAGAATAAGCACCTATAATAATGTCGATTTTTTCTATACTACTATAATCAACCGCCATTTAACTTCTCTCTTAATGTATCTTCGGTCATTCTGTGCCAACCTTTAATACCCGCAAATTTCGCCTTTTCTCTAAGCTCCGCTAAGTAATCCGCCTTTTCGCTTTCGGCTTTTTCTTCTTGTTGTTTTTCTTTCCGTACATTTTCATCTCCTTTTATTACTGACCAACCAGCGCTTAGGTGCGCTTGTAATCGCTCTGGTTTAATTAGATGACCTTTACCATCTTTATCATAAACTTTGACAGACATAAAACCTCAAAAGGGGCCTAAGCCCCTAATTAATTAAAATAGTGTTGCAATACCGACTCTAGATGGGTCTTTTACAGTGACGTTGTACCAAGTAAATAAACGATATCTAAACGTCATGTCTTCGATGTTGCCATCGTAGACCATATACATTTCTAGACCGTTTTTAAGCGTCTCAGTGATGACCTTGTTGCCGTCGAACTCTGCAAATAAATTGGCAGGGATTGAGCCGCCATAAACTTCGATAGCATCTTTATCCCAAAATGCATTGGTCTTAACTGATACATCAACATTCAAACGCTCAACCACCGCACCGTTACGGATTTGGGTATCAACGTTTGCGTAATACTGCTCTGTCGCATTGAGGTTGCCATCATCAAAAGCGATTGGCTTGGGGTAGATTGTTAGGGTTGTAGCGTCGGGCGCAGCAATAACCGTAAATGTCATAGCTTGGTTTGTATCTGTTTTATCACCAAGGCCAATGGCATTTACATCAGTACCACCATTTACAAATTTAATCTTGTCACCAACATTATAACCCGCAGAGCTTGCAACAGTAATGGACGCCGTACGATAATCCACGTTTGTAACCTGACCAGTTAGCGAGTCAACACTACCACCCTCTGGAGCGAAAGACTGGTCCCCAGTTACCGTTGTATCAGGTGATGTACCGCCAACGAGGTTGGGTAGGAATGAGCCTGTAAACACATCAAACTGGGCAATATTCTGTCCAATCTGACCCCTTTCCCAAGTCATTTCTGGCCTGCCTTGGAGTGTCTGCCTAGCCGCTAAGTCTTGACCAAACAAAAGATTAGAGCGGTCATTTAAAAGAAAGCATCGCTGCGTTTCTTTACCTTGTCGCTCATTCATCAAAGCTTGAGCCTCAGCAATAAAATCATACCCACTGGTTGCATTTGAGCGATAATACATAGAGCCCTGAGTCGTCACCGCGTTGATGATCGACTTATTTAACTCAGAGGCCTGCTGCATACCAGATGCTTGGCCGCGCTTTTGCCAGAAGCGCATATCACGCAAATCATCTGCTCGCTGCTTAACAAAATCATTTTTTGGTGTACCGAGAATTGCTGGGTAAGTTTCTTCGATAATATCTTGCTCTTGACCCGTTAAATCCCAACCTTCGATAATTGGTGCGTGCTGCTCAACTGGTCGCCAGATTACATTATCTGAGTTCTGCATAGTTGATGCGTCTGGTTCAAAATAATCAACCAAATCTAACATCGTATCTTGTTCGTTATATGTGTCTAAAGTATTTTCAAATAAAACTTCGACAATCTTACCTGTAGTAGCCATTGTTTAAACCTAATTACCATGATTTAGTGTCAATGCCTTGCGCTTTGGCTTCACGCTTAACCTTAAATGCCTTCCCGCTTTGCCCTTTTTTATGGAGGTCGTTATAGCGTTTTTGCATCTTACTGGCTTGCGCGCTTGTGCCTGATAAAGACTCACCCTGTACTTGTTTAGGTGGCTTTGGCGCTTGGCTTCGTTTAGTAACTGGCTTCTTAAATTTATCTCTTATATCAACAAGCTCTAAAAGCCCCTGCTTGCCTGACGGGTCTTGCATGTAAGCATCAAACACTTTTTGCCTAGCGATTGGGTCAACACCTAGTTTGTATACTAGCTTTGCTGCATCCTCACTACCGCGTGTGACCGTGTTTATTTCTGCCAGTATTCCGCCCATTACGGCTTCGTGGTTATCTGGAACCAACTGCATAACATGCGCGCTTAAATTGTTATAAGATTCGTTGAACTTACCCGCATCCACGAGTTTTTTCTCAACTAATTTATTCGCCTGTGTACTAATGTTATCAATAACCTGCTGTAGCTGAGCCTCTTGCTGTTCGCGCTGCCTCTGCTGTTCAAGCGTTTCGCTCTGAGTTTTGAACTGCTCACTAACCAAGTCTTGCTGGTACTTGGTCATTGCCTGATGATAGGCGGTGTGATCAACTTCATCATACTCATTTGTAAACTGCTTAATGTCCGGCACTACGACACCAGTTTGCTGATTGCTAACCGGAGTTTGCTGGGTCTGCTTAAACTGATTAAATTCTTGCTGCAACTTCTCGAACTTATCTTTATATTCGTTTCGCTCACCTTTGAGCTTTGTTCGAATATCGATATGCTCATGCAAGGGTATTGTTTTTTGTGGCTGCTCTTGTACTTCATCAGCCTGAGCCCATGACTCAACTACAGGTTCACTTGATTCGCCGTCCGGCTCTTCAGCGCCGCCCTCTTCTAAATCCAATTCAGTATCATCCAGATCAGAATCTTCAACCTCTAATTCTTGATCTAAAGCTTGGTTTTGCAATACCGCCTCTTCATCAGCGTTCTGTTGCTTCAATTGCTCTAATGACATTCCGTCACTCATTTAACACTCCAAAATGTTAACCAAGGGAAAACCGCCCTATTTCGGCGTCTG